AAGTACCTACATCCGAAGTTGTAGATACTACCGTGGTAGGTATTGTCGTAGCAGTTGGAGTTGCTGGATCTTCTTTAACAACCAAAGTCTTGAGATCATCAATCCTTTTCTGTGTTTCTTCAAATCCTTCTCGTTTTATATTCGTAACACCATAACGTTGCTTGATGAATACTGTCTGAGCTTCATTTAAATACCAATCGACTTCTGGGACCAACAAATTACTGTAGTCCTGGGTGTCAATTTTATTTAGCTTTAGCTTCAGTTCGTAATGCATTTCTTGCACCGTCATAAGTTCTACTTTCTAAGTCACTCTTTAACTTAATTAATAATTCTTGATTCTTCGGATTCTTTAAATTCTGTACTGTATCCTCGTAATCAAAACCAATTTGGCTGTCATTATATAAATAAGCAGCTTGTCTCCTTCGGAATATTCCTGTTCGTTCCAGATCGAAAAGTAAAGATCTAATTGCGATCTCGTCATTCTTCATTGAAACTGTTTTTAGGAATGCTTGAGGATCGTCTTCTAAAATATCATATAATTTGGTATAAGTGAAGTCAGCTGTATTGTTGTCTCCTACTTTTCCAAATATTTTTAAAAGATCCATCCTTTTTCCAGGTGATAACTTATTAAACTCAATGACTGCTTTAGCTTTTATCTCAACTTTCTTAGCTTCAGATTCAATTTCCTGTTGCTCATCAAATATAAGGTACTTAGCTTCAGGCCAATGTCCTTCTTCAAGTTCTTTTTGAGAGTTTGCTACATATTTGCAAGCTCTAAGTACGCTGATCCTAACTTCATCGAGAGCATTATTAATATCAAATACCATGGTTTTATCATGCATTTTGACTTTGAAATGCGTCCAATATTCGTTACTGTTCGAAGGTTGAAGGTTTGCACCTAAAATTGCTCCTAACCTCTTCGCATCATCCTCGTCTAAGCCAGTAGCTAGGTGACCTAGCTTACTGCTATAGACAGGTTGAATTGTATCATAAGTATCAGCAAACTTTGTTCTTCCTTGAAGATGTAAGTTATGCCATCTTTCCTTAAGTATTGGTTTTACGTATACTAAATGCTTAGTCTTTTTCATACTATTATTTTTATACGGTTAATAATTAGTCTGTTCCTAAAATAAGTTCTCCACAACGAGTTACATCATCAATTTGGACTCCGCACTGATCATGAACTATCATTGTATAACTATCTTTGGAATTACTCATTAATCCTCCTTTGTTAGCACCATAAGGTGTTTGAAGACCTGAAACATAACCCAATTTATATCCAGATTTTTTGTGGACATATTTGATGTTGCTGTCTCCTGCTCCTCTACCGCCGAAGTCTAAGAAGGTAAACCTCATAGATTCAACTGGAACTTGTAAATTAGGATCCATTTGATGATTAATTTCCCTATCGTCATAAATTGGATTGTGACGAAGAGTAAGTGTGATTCCATTAGGTCCCACATACTTAACAAACTGACCACCGAATTGAAGATTATTTCCTGAAACTCCTGTTCCAGCACCTTTAATGAAGTTAGTGTCAACTGTCAAGAAAGGAGAAGATGCATTTACCATGGCTTGGTGGAATGCTAACATTCCATATTCACCAGTGTAAGCTACAATGTTCCTGTTTGACATTTCAACTCTTCCAAAGAAGATGTCAAGTAAGAACTCACGAATCAACTTTTCAGTTAATGTATTATATACATGTCTGTGAGAATCTCTTAGAAGATCTTGGATACCAGGACCAGTTCTTGCAGCTCTACCGTTTGCTCCACGTACTGTATTTGCTCTGGTGTTATACCATAAACTTCTTTCAATCTCTTTATACCATTGGATCCAGTATTCTGCTTCAGCATATTTAACCCATTTGAAATCTTTATAGGTTTTACCATCAGCATCCATAAGTGCTACTACTAATGCTTGGTTAGCTGCGTCTCCTGTAACTGAATACTCTTTTCTAAGAGTAGAAAGTTGAGAACGTAGTTTCATAGGCATTGCGTAAGTAGTGGAACCTGATTGGTCACCGCCTTCTTCGTATACTGAGAATAATTTACTGAATGGTTTACCAGGTGCTAGTCCTGCTGCTGGAAAAGATAGAGTAGTATCATCTGTTAACAAACGTACTACATATATATATCCGTCTCCGTCAGCTACTGGAGATTGTTGTACACGTAATTTGAAGTCTTTTCCGACATCACCTACGATAACATCACCAGGTTTAAACCAATCTTCGTCCAATTTTAGATTAAAGTCAATTAATCCTAGTCCAGGATGTGTGATACCACCAGTGGCGTCTCCTAAACTAATCAAAGGACGAGATGATGCTCCCATCAATTCCCATTCCCAATCAAATGATTCTATTTCTGAAGTTCTACCTGCTCCTTTGGTCATCGCAATAATTGGATTATCAGACAACCTAGAAGCTGTAAAAACTCTAGTTAACACTTGATCAAATTTATGAGGCTCGGCTAGAAACGCAGCACCTAAGTGATTTACTTCGGTGAAGTTCGCATGCCAAGGCCTTGTTAATACTGTTAATGAATTTCTTGCTCGGCTCATTTTATTAAATTTTAAGTTATTAAATAATTAATCTATCATATTGACCACTCAGCTCCTTTACCAGTTGCCATATTTGGTCTTTTATCACCTCCAAATAATCCTGGAGTATCTGTTAGTTCTTTTTTGCTTTGAAGACTCTTCTTGAACTTCTTGCTAAAATTACTTACAGCTTTCTTTTTTAATCCTTCAAGATCATAATTAGTCATTCGAAGGTAAGCTTTCAAAATAAAATCATCTATATCTTGTGATGAATGCATTTCGTCTGCTTGAAACTGAGTTACATATTGGTGCGTTCCGTCTTCATTATCTACTTTAACATTCGGCACTGTCATATAATCTACCAGTTGTTTTTTATTTTTTGTAGTAATAGGAAATCCTTTTACTGCTTCAGAGTCATTTATTTTAGAAGAGATATTCTCTATTACTTCTCTTCTTTGTATCTCTTTAGCTTCTTTTTCTTGATTTCTTCTCAATTCAAGTTGGTCTTTCTGTTGATTATAGTATTTCAATAATCTGTCTTTAGCTTTATTTGCTTGTCTTTCAAGAACCCCATTGTCTTCATACATATCAAGAGCTTCAGTTATATCTTCTTGGGAATCTCCACGAAGTCTCATGAATTCCTTTAAAACATATTTCTGATTTGTTCCGTTTTCTCCTCTAACTTCCATTTGGGAAATGTCAGGAGTTGAAAATGTTTCGAGAAAAGTATTAACTTGTCCTCCATCCATCAAGTGTCTTAACAGTGCTTTACCATCTTCAGGAAGAGATTTTTGAAAATAATCTATCTCATCTTGTACTCTTTTTTCAACTGTACCATTCACGGCACTTAGAAGTCCTTTTTCTGTAGGCTCAAAGTCATCATCTATTTCAATGATATCTTGTTTGGCCAATTCTTCTGCGAAAAGAGTAAGAGGATCACCTTCTTCAGTTTCTTCTTCCTTTACTTGTTCTCCAATAGCTTCTTCGTTAAACTCTACTTCTGGAGTCTCTTTTTTTGGTTCTTCTTTTGCTTCAACAAGGGTCTCTATATCTACCTCTGTATCAGCTTTTACTTCTTCAGCTTCTTCTTTCTTTTCTACTATAGGTTCTTCTATTTTTAAATTCCCTAGTATAGGATCAGCATCTCCTGTAGTTAAACCGAAAGATTCATCAAAGCTTACTTCATCAATATCCCATATAGCATCTAAGGGTTTTTGATCTTCTGTTGGTTGTTCATTTGTCTCACTCATAATTTCTCTATTTACAAATATAATAAAATCTATTTTAGTTTCGTAATATTTCTTGTTATGCTAATGCTCTTTTATTTCGTTTCTTATAGCGGAATGTAAATATACTTATTTATTTAGAAGATTAAAATAATAGTTAAGTCTATTAATATCTCTGCTGCTTAATCCTTTTTGTTCTTGTTTCCTTATAGGTCCTCCTTTAGCATGGTCTATATTAGGATCACTCATATCAAAGGTTCCTCTATTGCCTATGGTTGATTTAAGTCTATTATCATAAGGAGATACAACTGCATATATATCTTCATATTTAGTGTCCTTAGTTACTGGAATTCTATTTTTATATGTTACTTTATTCATACCTGGAACCTCATTTGCATATAAACTATATTTATTATTCCCCCACATAGTAAATATATCTCTGGGAGTAGTCTCATCCATCATATCGTCAAATGAATGAGCAATTCTTTTATCAAAAAAAGGTTCAGGTATAGCATATACTCCTTCTCCATACCTGTTCGCTCCTGTTCCAGATAAATTTTTAGATTCATCAAAAAAATCAAACTTCTTTTTAGACTGATGAATTACAGGAATAACCTTACCATCTTCTCTTAGTACTTTTGAAAAAGCCAAATTAAAGTTTTTACTTTTCTGTTGTACAAATTGTTCAGGAGTTCCTTTGAATTTAGAACCATCAGCATTCTTCATCCATGTACCTCTTTTCTTAGTAATAGCTTCTATATAATTATATTCCTTTAATAATTTACCTTCATTGAGTGTTGGTGTTTCTGGATGCCATTTTCCCCAGTCTATGTCTGAAACAAAATCATCCGTTTTATTTAATAAAGAATTGTATGCTTTTTTTACTCCCTTAGCTCCTGCTTTCAAGGCTGCTCCCCCTACAAAAGGTATTGCTAATCCTGCTGCAGACCATGCTGCATCTTCATAATTTCTTTTCTTAAGGTAAAGAGCCGCATTAGTTGCATCGGCAGCCTCTCCAACAACTGGAAGAAAAGATGCCTGATATAAAGCATCATGAATTGTAGGTATATTTGTATAGTCATCTTTTTGTGTTTCTCCTGCATATTGATCTCTAAATCCTGGGATATATGTATTATCTTGTCTAGCGTAATTAATTTGTGGAGGATCTACATCTCCGCTTTGTTGATATCTCCTAACTTCTCCTCCTCTATTTTTTATATGTTTAAATCTTGTTTGTCTTAACCCTTCAAATTCTCGAGCTGCTTCTCTCGCACTACCTTTTATCCCAACTCCAGGCAGAAGTTTAGAAAGCTCTTTACCTGATAATTTTGATATATCTTCTTTATCTAAAATTTTCAATGCTTTATTAAGCATTTCAGTGCTTTTGTCATCTAGTCCTACAGGCTCAACTCTTCCTTTTTTTAATTGATGTAAATACTGTTTTATTCCGCTTAAAGTATGTGCTTTATCAGAGTATATACCTTTTCCTTGTCTTTTCATTGATTCGAGTACAGCTTTTTGAAAAGTACCTGCAACCCCTGTACCTTCTAAAGGAAGAACAGATCCTTTTTCGCCTATATGTTTTATAAATAACTTTTGAGCTCTTATTTCTTCTACACTTTTTCCTAATTGCTTGGCAAGTAACTTATACATTTCGTCTTTAGATTGTCCTTTTACACCTGCTTTATTATATGGAGCAATAGTTTCCCAAAGTGGATGTTGTTTATGCCTACCTTGTAGTTGGGTAAAAGGAAAGTGTCCTTTTCTTTTATACCCTACAAAATTTCCCTCAGAGGTCACATGTGGAGAATATGAATGGTCTCCTATATCATGCCATATTTTTGTTTTAGGATTTTGTAGTTGCATATATAATTTATTAGCAGGAGCACCTAATCTTCGACTGTTTGTTAATTCATCTGCATTTTGAAAAGGATTTCTTCCATTTACTCTTTCTCCTTTATTAATTAAATTCCTTGCTTGTCCTGCTGTTAATAGGTTATCAGCTTCATCAAAAAGTTGCATCCCTTCTCCCATTGCTCTGTTTACATCTTTTATTGATCTTATAGGAGCAGGAGATGCAGATACTCTTAGGTTAAATGGTGTCTTGTTTATATTTCGTATTGCATCTGTTTTAAGTAAATCATTTATTTCTTTGGCATTTTGACTAATTCCTGGAACATTAGTTAGAGTATTAAAGTCAGGGAGAGACTCACTACCCAAAGCAGCTATAGATTCATCAATGTCTCTACCACCTCGGGTTATATAGTTTTGTCCTGGATTATTTCCAAATATATCTTCTGATAGCTGAGCTAAAAGTTCTCTCTCTGCATCACTAGGTGCTCCAAACATATCGTCAGCATCGGCTGCACTCGATCCCAACCCAGGTGTATAAGAGCTCTCCCTCGCTTGCCATTGTTCCCAAATTTCGTCTTCTAAAGCGTTGCCTTGCTCTTTTGCTATATTGAAATCATCAATCTCAGCATCTGTTTTTCCTATAGGAATTCCATCAGAATCCATATCTAAATAAGGGTCATAGGGTTTTGTCTGAGGATTTAGAGCATTAGCTTTGAATTCTGCATCTAGCTCTGCTTGTGTACCTTTTATACGTTCTCTCTGTATAGCATTATAATCTGTTTGATGGGTTGGATCAGCGTCTCTTCCATGAGGAAGATTACGATGACGAGAGCTATCTTTTATAAAACCAGCTGCCATTTCTTCTCTTAAAGTACGAAGACCAAGTTTTCTCTCCTTTACCACTCTCTTAACATCTCTATATAGAGGATTAGTTTCAGGTACTCCCATAGCTATTATGCGTTCCATTCGTTCTTCTGCATTTCTTAGAGACTGTTCAGCAGTACTTATTTCAGTCAGAAAATCTCTTCTTGGTACATTGCTTGGGCCAGTTACATCTCCTGTAATATTCTTAACATGTGCTTGATTTTGAAGTTGTCCAGCTAGTTTTCGTCCTTGTGTACTATTCATTAAGCTTTCTGCTCCTTGTTTTGCATACTTTATACTTTTATCTGCTAGCTTACCTGCATCTATTCCAGGTATAGGATTAAGCATTTCTGCTGCAAATCGTGCAGGGCCTGTATTTGCTCCTAGTCCTCCTAATGTTCCTCCTAGCAAAGGAGCTCCTAGTGCAGTTACATAAGGCCAATAACTATCTTGATCTCGTGCTTGTTTAGGAGCACCTGCAAGTGCATCTGCCATAGGACCTATAAATGCAGAACCTGGATTAATCCAATTATCTATAAAACTATTTGGATCATTGGGAAATGCTCTGAATTTACCCGTTATATCTGTTTTAGCCATGTTATCTCTTGACCAATTATCAGGGTTAAATACCCCAAATCCTTGATTCATAGGGTTTTCTTCTGCAGCTTGAGTAGTAGTTTTTCTTCTTGCTAATTCTGCAACGTTTTCTCTGCCCCATTGAGCAAAACGTTTATCTGAAGAACTCATTCTATCTGCTTCTACTGTAAAAGGAGGAAGAGAATATTTTTGTTCATAAGTATCGTCTCCTACATATCTTGTTTGACCATCTGGAGCAGTCTTGCCAGCTTCTTGAACCCATTGCTGGTTTATAGGTGGCTCAATATCTCCACTACTTTGATATCTTTTAATCTTTCCTCCTCTTTCAAATGATTTTTCTTCACTGATTATTGAAGTTTCTTCATCTCCTATCTGAAGTTTTTTAATAGCATTAACAACTTTATTAGCAAATCTTCCTCTTGTTGCTCCTCCTTGAGCATCTCCAGACGCTAAAGTATTGTTTCCACTTTGCCAATAGTAATCCAGTTTTTGTGCTTTTGTTAGATTAGGATTATTTCCTATGGTTGTCTTTTTTATTACAGTTCTACCATCTTCTTCTCTTACAATATATACTGGTTTTGTTTTTCCTGGATTTAACTTAAAGTATGTTTCATTTAATTTTTCTTGTAAGTTTTCTCTTTTTTCTTTAGCACTTGTAACTAAATTACCAAATTTTAAATGTGTAGGTATTCTGCTCCAATGACTGGAATAATTGTATTCCCATCTATCTAGATACGCATCAGTACTTATTCTTTCTCCCTTTATTCCAGGTGCTCCTTCTACAAGGAAACCTTTATTTCCCCAATTGCCTTGACCACCTCTTATGTATCCTTTTAATTCTTGTTCTAGATCAGGTTCCCAAAAAGTTCTTGTTCCTCCACTTAATCCTTTTTGAAATGCTTTTTCTGCTCTTTTTGAAGCTTCAGAAAGGTATAGCATTGTGAGAGCAGCAGATGCTCCAGGGTCTTGAATATCAAGGTCTTTTCCGTTATGTGTTAGTCTCCATTCTTTATTTAGTTTTTGATAAGCGCTATGAAGTACTTCATCCTTAATTTCTCCTCCT